CCGGAGTCGATATCGCAGAACTGCCGACGCAGAGCGACATTTTAGCGGCGGGCTATTTAGTCGGGTATCGTCGCGTTTTTGTTATCGGCGGCGGCGGCGATAAAAATTACATAGTAAGCACGAGCAAAGAATGAGCGACAAGATAACAGGCTATCTCGAAATAGGCCTCGACGAGGAAACTCTCGAAGTGGTGATCAGTTTTCCGGCAACTGACGACGATACAGCCCACCACGTAATTTTTTCAGCAGATCAGGCCCGCACGCTCGCTCGAAAGTTAATACACCACGCAGACGATAGCGATCTACTGCGAGGGAGATCGAGGAATTAAAAAATGTCTGTAAATATTACGCTCGAACAGGACGCAGAGCTTAAAGTAAAAGTTGGCCTTTTTGTTACGGGCAAGCTAAGTCGCGACGAATTGATCTCGCTTATCGATACGCTCTCAGGCGTCGCTCAAGTTATGAAAGATTGGGAATTCGCCGTGCAGCTTTGCCGAGTCTTTGACGGCGATCTTATAGACGCTCAAGCAACAGAAATACAGCACGATAACAGCACAAAATGAGCTCCGAGGATATAAGAGATCATCAATTCAAAAAGGGCAAGTCTGGCAATCCTCAAGGCAGGCCCAAGGGCTCGAAAAATATCACAACTCAAATGCTCGCCTTACTCAAGCGACAAGCGCCAGAAGAGGTTTTCGAGCTTAAAGGAATTCGGATTTTTTGCAGGCATATTAAACGCCCGACGATCGCTGACGCGGGCGCAGCTCGCCTCGTCTATGAAGGCGTTATCAAGGGGAATATTCAAGCGATAAAAGAGATCAATGATCGCACGCAAGGGAAGGCGCGACAGGAGATCGAATTGCAAGGCAAAGACGGCGGCGATCTAATTCCTCGACGATATACCGTCAGGATAGTTAAGAATGACGACGACAGCACCAAAACCGATCGAGATCGAGATCGAGAGTAATGTCGTTTTCGATATTCTCTCGAAAGCTAAAAAGCGCATTACATCGCTTCGAGGCGGTACGCGCTCAGGCAAAACCTACAATGTTCTGCTTTGGTTTGTATTTCGTTATCTCGAAGAGACAGGAAAGACGCTGACGATCGCTCGCCAGACGATGCCCGCTCTCAAGGCCTCGGCAATGCGTGACTTTTTCGAGATCCTCGATACGCTCGGCCTCTATGAGGAAAAACATCATAATCGCACGAGTAACGAATATACGCTAAACGGCAATCTTATTGAGTTTATAGGCCTCTCAGAATCTGCTCGAATTCGAGGGCGAAAGCGCGACGACGTTTTTATCAATGAGGTAAACGAGACGACGCTCGACGCCTTTCGACAGCTCGCCTTTAGAACAAAGCGATGGATTGTAATGGACTATAACCCAAGCGAGCCTTATTCGTGGGTGTATGACGACGTAGAGACTCGCGAGGATTGCGAAATGCACGTCACGACGTATAAAGACAATCCTTTCCTCGATCCTGAGCTAATTCGCGAGATCGAGCTCTTAGAGGATAGCGACGACGAATATTGGACTGTTTACGGGCTCGGTCAAATCGGCTTCGGCGGTACTCGAATTTGGTCGCATTGGCGAGAGCAAACGGGTGCAAATTGGCCTTACAACAAAGGGCAAACGGTGTACGGGCTCGACTTCGGTTTTAACAATCCTTCGGCTCTCGTCGAGGTTACTTTCTACGACAACACGCTTTACTGGCGAGAATTGCTCTATCAGTCGAAACTTACGAACGCCGATCTTATCGACGCTCTTAAAGGAATTCCTGAGCTGCGAGGCCAAAAGATCATTGCAGACGCCGCAGAGCCGCAGCGTATCGAGGAAATCTCGCGAGCGGGCTTTAAGATACAGCCCGCCTTTAAGATCGTAAAAGACACGATCGATTTCTCGAACCTCTTACGCGAGATCAAGCGTTATTCGTGGAAAACCGACAAGACAGGCAAGATAACGGGGAAGGTCGGCTCTTTACTTGACGAAGTTATCAAATTTGATGACCATTGCCTTGATGCAGGGCGCTATGCTTCCTTTTTCTTTAATCAAACAAAGGGCCGCTTTTACAGCTTTTAAAAACTGCTATGCCAAATCAAGATATACAAACCGCGTTACTAGAAATTTGTAAAGATCAAGACGATCGCAGACGCTACTCGAATTACTACGACGGCAAACACGCCTTGATGTTCGCGACTGAAAAATTTAGAAATACTTTCGGGCAGATCTTTCAAACAATGCGAGATAATCTCTGTCCTGTCGTCGTCGATTCGCCTGCTGATCGAATGGAAATAATTAACTTTTCCTCTGATAACAATCAGGCTGACGGCTCGACAGGGACAGACGATAACGCGTGGAAACTTTGGCAACATTCGCAGATGGAGCTCGTTTCTGTTAATACGCATATCGAGGCCTTGAAAACGGGCTCGGCCTTTTTGATCGTCTGGCCTGACGCCTTAGGCGTAGCAAAACTCTATCTGCAAAACTCGCTAAATTGTGGCCTCGTCGAGGATGAGGAAACCGAAGAGCCTCTATTCGGTTGCAAGCTCTGGCGCACGCCGGATCTCGTCTATCGCCTTAACCTCTATTACGCCGATCGAATCGAGAAATACCAATCGCCTAAAAAGACAGGTAATATAGGCGAGCTCAAGGCCGCGCAGTTTACGCCTCTAATAAGCGAGACAGAAGAGGCGATTACTACGAACCCTTACCAGACAGTTCCGATGTTCAAATTCGAGGCCGAGCCTGTTTTACGCGACGCGATACCTTTGCAGGATGCTCTCAATAAAACGATTTGTGACAAGCTCGTAGCGATGGAATTCTCGGCTTTTCGTCAGCGATGGGCGACAGGCCTTGAGATCGTAACAGACGAGGTAACAGGACAATCGAGCGCGCCGTTTAAGGCCGGAACTGATCGACTTTGGGCAACTGATAACGAGAAAACGAAATTCGGAGATTTCGACGCGACGGATCTTGAGCAATTTCTAAAAGTCGCTGATTCGTATCGCCTCGAAATGGCTCGCGTATCAGGTACGCCTTTGCATTTCTTTTCGATCGATACGGGAAATAATGTATCAGGCGAGGCCTTGAAAACGCTCGAAGCGAGATTTACAAAAAAGGTAACTCGACTCTCGCTTTCGTTCGGGCCGACGTGGGCTCGTATAATGCAGCTCGCTCTCAAGATCGAGAACCAATCAGCAGCGGACAACCTAACAACTCAATGGCAATCGCCTGAGCAGCGCTCAGAGAATGAGTTTCTAACGACGCTAGGCCTCAAGCGAGCTAATCTCGATGTTCCTGTCGATACACTTCGCGAGGAATACGGTTACACGCCTGAGGATATTGCGAAATTTAACGCCGAGGCAGCAACAGAGATCGTACCGCCGCCGCCAGAAGCACCGCCGAGCGTCTCGATCAAGGCAGCAGCCGGATAATTATGCCGTTTGCATTTAGGCCAAAACAAAACGAATTAAGAGCGATCAATTTCGTATTTTGGGCGCTCGTTATTCGAGGCGTCTTGGCAGTTATCGAGGATCTACTACGACTTATCGCGTGGCTCGATAAGTAGAGAGGTTTTATTATGAGCGAATTATTTTCACATATAGCGATTATCCTTTGTCTTTTGGGCCTTGCTATCTTTGCTTTTTGCTCGGCGGTTGGGAAATATCCTGACTTGAAAGAGATCGCGAGGCTAACGTTTGTCGCGAGCCTACTCGCTGCGCTCTTAGGAAAATAAATGCGCGATAATTCGACAGTTTCGACGCCTTATAGCAGAGCGTGGCGAGCCTTTCGCGAGTCCGACGACTTCAAGCGTATAGTTTTCGCCGATAGCGAAACAGAGTCGAAATATCTCGTTAATCGCTTACGCGTCGCGTTTGACGCGGGTTGGAATGCAAAGACTTCCTCGATCCTTGAGGCGATCGATCAGAGAGCAGAAAGGGGAGCACCTACGAAATGAGCGAGCATACAAAACAGGAAGCGACATTTTCAGCCTACGGCGAGCCGCCTAAGATCAACAAAAAGAGCTTAGAGGCAGGCGATCGCGTATCTCTCGACGCTGCAACAATTGCAGAGCGAGCAAAACTCTTTCCGAGCGCGACGCCTCGAATAGCAGGGACGCTGATCTCGTTATCAGCAGGCGGGAATTATTTCATTAAATGGGACAATATCAAAACTCGCGAATATTGGGCAAAGAGCGTCGTCGTTAAAATATGAATTGGCCTAAGCCTAAACCTTTACGCATTGCGATTATAGGCCCACCGGGATCGGGCAAATCGACGCTCGGCGAGCGCTTGAGTAAAGAGCTCTCGATCCCTTTGCTCTCGACTGATAGCGTGATCCATTTAGGATGGTCAAACGCGAGCCTCGAAGTTTCAAACTGGCTTAATAGGCCTTCGTTTATAATCGAGGGCGTCGCTTTGCCTCGCGCTCTTCGCAAGTGGCAATGGTTACACCCGAAAATGCCGCCGCCTGTCGATAAGGTAATCAAGCTCTCGACAAATTATCGAGCTCTAAAACGAGGCGAGATCGCAATGGCAAAGGGTATCGAGACAGTATTTAATGAGATCCGATGGTGGCTTAGAGGCCTGATCGAAATAGTATGAAAGACGATATAAACCCTCGCAAAATTCAAAACCTAAGGCCTCGATCGATCGTAAAGAAGAGCAAGGAAGCGCCAAAATCGATCGACTTTTATATCGAGTCGCATTTGAGATCGCTCTTTCATTTGCTCGCGAAAAAATATCCTGATCTAAAGGCGAAAATAATCGAGGCAGAAAAACTCGCTTGATATACAGCTCGTCTTATGATTTAATTTGCTTGAAAAATTTAAGTTTCTAAAGGTCACAACTCGAAAGAGTCACAACCGCTAAAACGCTCAAAGCGTCTTGGCGGTTTTTTTGTTTTTTCACGACAAAATTTATGCCGCTCGAAGGTACAGAAAACACGACAGGCGCTGCTGCTCAAGGTGCGCCGCCTGCAACAAATACGACTGATCAGAACGCACAAAATACGCCGGACGCGGCGGGAAACAATACGGGTGCTTCTGCGACGCCGAACGCGGGAACTGATAACGCTCAAAACAATCAGGCGCAAACTGACAAGACTTTCTCACAGGCCGATCTCGATCGCATCGTCGCGAATCGCGTTAAGTCAGGCGTAAAGGCCGAGCTCAAGCGCTTGAC